ATACAACCTCCGAGTATATTCTTTTTGTTAATTTGGATATTTTTGGTCTTTCTTTTTTTGGTCGAGGTTTAATGACACCTCTCACTCTTATAAAAAAATCGTTAAAAGTTTTTTTATACTCTTTTTTAAGAGCTTCTTCTTTATCCATTCGTTTCCAATCTTCCCTGGAACAAATGATTTTTGGTTTGACTAATGTCGGTTTAACAAAACCTTTTTTATCTTCATTCAAAGTATATTCTAGTATATCTGCATCTACATTCCCCATAGTGCTTTTGCCTCCTTCAGTTGTTCTTCATTCAGATCGTTCCAGTAAAAACTGTTAAAGTCAGGCTGTACATGCTGTGCCAGGACTTTTGGATCGGATGAAATTTTCAGTAAATTTTGACGAACTGTTAATACGGCTCGACAATGCTCCAAGTATTCTTCCATTGCAGCTGGAGTCAACTGCTCACAATTCTTCTTCGAGAAAATTTTATATTCATTATTTGTCTGTTTTGTTTTTCTATCCATAACTGGCATCCCAGTATGATAGATCAGGATGGGTTCTAACCCAGTTGCCTTCCAGTAGAAGGCGACCTGGCACAGATAATTGAAATCAGGCTCTCCCTTGGGAATATATCCCTTTTGCAGTTTCTTTGTGTGCCACTTTGTTTTCAGCTCCACCAGGAACTTCGATGTCGCCATCAAGTCGGTTCTGCCGATGGTTGTAACTTCAATGCCTGGAAAAAAATACTCGCAGTACAGTTCCGTTGTTATTTTTTTTTCTTTTTTAATATTAATTTCATCGAGAGCTGTGATCCCATTGGCAACGCAAGCAGCCATCACTTCCAGGTTTTTATTAAATCTCTCCAGCTCATCCCCAGCATATAAAACCTTATTTTTTTTATATTGCCTGACGGCATAGGCTTGAGCCTGGCGAACATCCTTGTTGTTAAAAACATACTGGTTAATGCCGTCTTGAGCCGCATTGCCAGCAACCATGTTGGGATTGGGTATCTTTGCCGTTCTTCTCCATTCCTGATCCCTGAAAATATAATTGTGCAGCCATACATCGTTTGGCATATTAACCTGGGAAGGGGAAAAATGGTTATGTCCAACCGCCAGGTAATAGTCAGGAACGATGACTGGATCATCAGGCTTTTTTAAATCTTCTAAAAAATCTTCTACCATGAACAGCTCCTAAACATAATGGGAACATGATTACCATTTTATCCAAAGTTTCGTCAACCCAAGATTAAAAAAACCAGTAAAAACCATAGGTTTAAGGGGGTAGCAATGGTCAGCTCCCTTCTCTTTTATGTCCTGGTGGTCAAGTATGAGGCTTTTATTTTCCTTAAAACAGCTATTAGAAATAAATTCTATGGATAACTTGTTTTTAAACTTTTCAAGTCGTGTTAATTAGTTTAGATAAAAAATCTACAATGACTCTCCAGGAATATAAGACTTTAGAAAATATAAAAACCCTGGGAGAGTTGGCGAAAAGGTTGCGAGTCGGTGGTGGTATTAATCCAGCCAAGTTGGTTCATAACTGGATCACAGGGAAATATTCTCCCAATAAAAAAAATCTTCACAAAATTATGAAAGCAACCAATGGCAAAGTTACACCCAACGATTTCCTTACCCAGTAAACTCCAGGTAAGCGGCTTGACCATAGCTCTCCGCTGTCAAGAGCAGCTCCAGGAGATTGCTGATGATGAGGGATCATACCATGCTGGGAAACAGCTCATAGTCTTTGATGAGGCGATCATCAGGCAACAATCCTCCTACAGCTGTATCCTGGTGTGGCATGAACTGTTCCATGTGATCTACGAGCAATACAATTTGAAAGAGAAGAAGGAGGAGGATACTGTCAATGCGATGAGCCGAGGCATCGTTCAGATCTTGAAGGATAATCCCCAGCTCAAGAAATGGATGGATCAATGCCTCAAGAACTAAATTACGAACAAGTCATTTATAAAACGGAAAAAATATCCCTCCGTGTTACTGGCAACAACCTTACTCCTGATGTGTTCAAGCTGGCTCTCCGCTGGAAACGGCTCTGCATGGAAAATATGTACATGTGGAAAACAATGGACAAGGACATTATTCAAGAAGCTCTCAAAGTCGATGGTCGGTAATGATCCTGGAGAAGTGGAAACTCCTGAAGGTCGCCAATGCCGACACCAGGCTGAACTCCGCAGCAAGACGGATCATGATCTTCCTATTGGACAGGGAGAACTCCAAAACCAAAGCCTTGTTCCCCAGCCATCAGAGAATTGCGGCTGACTCCAACTTGCATGAACGATCCGTTAGACGAGGACTGCATAGCCTCATTGACAATGGATACCTGGAAGTTTTAGAGAAAGGCACTCCTGGACACTCCACTCGCTATAAAATTATCATGACAAAACTGTCCAGTAAGGTGGACAATATTGTCAAAAAAGGTGGACAAAAGTGTCCGACTAATCCATTAACTAATCCATTAAGTAATCCAGTAGACAAAGTTATTAAAAATTTAGTAAAGAATACTCATGCTGGTTATAAGGCAGTTAAGGAAGGCAAGAAAAAAAGATATAATTCGGATGACATGATTTATCAAAGAATTTTAAAAAAGACTGGGGATCATCTCCTAGCGGAAGCATGGTTAAAATTACGAAAGAGTTGGAATAAGCAAGATCAGGTGCGAGCTGACAAATATGCTCGGCATCTGCAATGCTTGAAGTAACAGTCCAGGATCTCATCCATCTGTTTGAGGAGGCGGCAAGAACGGATAGGCGATTGCCTCCAGCTTTCAGGAAACCCAGGACAACCCAATGGCTGGAATACCGCCAGGAAAAAATGTACATGCACTCCTGGAATAAGACGGAATTTAGGGTTATTCCCACCGCCAAGCAAATTGACCGCTGGTGGGTTGCGTGTGAATTGATTGGAACTATCATCAAGGATATTGACACAAAAAAAATTGTATGGCTGCGAGCCAGGCGATTTCCCTGGACTCGGATTGCGAAAACATTTGGGATGAGTCGGCATAAGGCGAAGAAGTTGTGGGAGGAAGAACTGATTTATGTGCGGCTGTGGTTGCAGCTGCATCGTCAACAAAAAAAAATTAATGACATTATTGACAAAATTATGATAAGAACAAGATAAGCTAACTGATTTCTATGGTTGGTAGACCTTTATATAAAATTCAATGCCAGGCTAGACGAAAATATGATGGCAAGCAATGCCAGGCAAAAGGATTGTTGAAAAAGAATGGTCGGCATATTTGTCGATTGCATGGCGGTTTATCCGCTGGTCAAACAACAGTAGAAGGCAAGATCAAAGCCTTGCAAAATTTAAAGCAGTATAAAGACAAGAGTTATGAAGAAATCAAAACCATTATTGAAAGAGATCGTGGAGCTGTTGCAGCTGGGTAACACCTTATCGTCTATTTGCAGACAAAAGGAAATGCCTGGACTCACGGCAATTCATCGGTGGATGAAAGAGGACAAGGAATTTAAGGAAGAAGTATTGGATGCAAGACGGCTTGGAGCAATGACCTGGTTGGATAAGATGCAAGATCTATTGGATCAGCATATCGAGCCAACGCAAGTCCAGGTGGTACGAGAGAAGTTACATCATGCCAGGTGGATGGCAAGCAAGTTGATTAGTGTATTCAATGACAAGGTTATTAATGAGAACATAGGAGATCCAATCATTAAGGTTATATGGTCTGATGATGCCAGCACCGAAGGGAAAGAGAAAGAACTCGCACACGCATCACAAAGTTCGGATGACAATAATGACAAGATCAATGACAGTAAGCTGATTAATTAAGGATCATAAGGCTTGAGCTATCGGTAGATTACCGATTGATTAAGGAAAAACCTGGGATTTGAATTTAAAATGGCGGTTTTCCGCCACTCGATCCATCCCCAAAAAGTCTGCGACATTTATTTATATACAATGGGAGAATTAGACACTCGAATGCACATAAACGACATCCAGGCTGCTGTATTCTTTGACGAGAAACAAAACCTGGTAAGACTGGATTTAACAAACTTCATTGACAAGGAGGATGCACTAGCAGCTGCCGAGCTGATCATAGCTGCATTGAATATACAAAAGGTTATGCCAATAACAGTTAATAAGCCAAATGAAACAATACACTAATGAAAATAATTAAGATCCCCTATCAACCAAGACCACAGCAGAAGATACTGCATGATGCCTTGGACAAGTATCGGTTCGCTGTTTGCGTGATGCACAGACGAGGAGGTAAAACAATTTTTTCGATTAACCACCTCATTAAACTTGCCTTGACCAGCAAAAAAAAGAACTTCAGGGGAGTTTTCTTTTCCCCAACCAGGGTGCAAGCGAAATTGATTGCCTG